CCCAACGGGCGCAGCACCGGTTTCAGTGTCGCCGTCGTCCAGCTCGCGTCGAACGTCAGCGCGTTGCCGTTCAGCTCGCCCGTCAGGTACACGCCGCAGTTGACCGGGCCGGCGCTGGCGTCGGTGGCATCGGCCAGCACGGCGATCGGGTTCTGACTGCCGTCGACTGCCGTCTGGACCGACAAAATATAGTTGCCCGACGCGGTGATCCGGCCCAGGACGGCGCCACGCGGCAGCGTGCCGGCGCCCAGGACCACGGTGTCGCTGACGATCTTTTGATTGCCGGCGATCAGTTGGTCCGGCAGGTAAATCTCGGCGGCCACGCCAGGCACTTGGCTGTTGTCGCCGATGGAGGAAGTTGCGAGTGTCATGCTTGCCTTTCAGGTCAAAGTGAAACGATCGAATTACGCTTCGCCGCGGCGCAGCTTGCCGGCGGCGATGATCTGCGCCGCCGCCGATTGCGACCCGGTCGGCGCCGCGGCGTCGCCGGTACCGACGTTGGCTGGCTTGACGCCAGCCATGCGGCTGGCGAGCGACTGGCGGCCTGTGCCGGCGGTCGGCGCGGCGCCCGCGCCAAAGGCATTGAGCATGCCGATCGCGGCGCTCGCGCTCATGTCGGTCTGGAATGCCATGTGCGCCGCCATGTCGGGCCGGGCAGCTGCTGCGGGGCAGGCGAAGATCGCCGCGCAGCGCGCACGCTCGCCCACGCGCGCGGCTTTTTCCTTGTCGCTGTCGCCGTCCTGGTCGTCGTCGGCGCCGGCGCCATCTTTGTCGCCGTCCTTGTCGTCCTCGTCGTCCTTGTCGTCCTTGTCGTCCTTGTCGTCCTTGTCGTCCTTGTCGTCCAGTGCCTTCATGCGCTTGGCGTAATCCTTGTCGGACTCGTCCTCGCGCTGCTTGCGCTCGTCGTCCTCGGCGCGCTTGGCGCTGTCGTCGTCCGAGTCGTCGGCGCGGGCCGCGCCCAGGCCGATCAAATGCGCAAACGACAGCGCCTTCGTGATTTTCTTCGACATACAATTTTTCCTTTGTGTGGTTAGTCAATTTCTGCGAGCAATGCCCGAAATGCCGCGTCCGGCGCCATCACGCCATCGGCCAGCCCCTGTGCCACGCCGGCCGCGCCCAGATAGGTCGCCGCCTGCGTCTCCCGAACCTGGTCGGCCGGGATGTTGCGGTTGCGGGCTACTGTCGTCACGAACAGCTCGCCCATCGTGTCAATATCCCCCTGAAAGCGCGCCAGCGCTTCGGGCGACAGGGCAATTTCAGGATGCCCGTCGGCCTTGCGCGCGCCGTAGGTGATGAACGTCACCTTGAAGCCGGCGGCATCCAATGCCTTCGACCAGTCGATATGCATCCAGATCACGCCGATACTGCCGGTGCCGCCGGTGCGCGGCACATAGATGCGGTCGGCCGCGCTGGCGATCGCATACGCGGCGCTGTAGGCGCCCTCGTTCAGGATCGCCCAGATCGGCTTGGTGCCGCGCGAACGGTAAATCGTATCGACCAGGTCGAAGCAGCCGGACACCTCGCCGCCGGGGCTATCGATGTCGAGCACGATGGACTTGACCTTCGGGTCGGCCAGCGCGGTCAGAAAGTTTTGCCGGATTCCGTCGTAGCCGGTCATGCCCGACCAGGGCCGTAGCGTGCCCAGTTTCTGCACCAGCGTGCCGGCCACCTGCACCACCGCCACGCCGGCCACGACGTCGTAACCGGCGCGCGGATTGTCGCCCGGCGCCGTGTAGTCAAAGTCGTCGTCTTCCATCATCCGCGCGCCGCGGCTGATCTGCGCAATGCCCAATCGTTCAGACAGTGCCGCCATGATCACCTCGGCCTTGCCGGGCGTGATCGCCAGCGGCGTGTTGAACAGGCGCTGGGCCAAAAAGGGAAATTTCATCAAGCAGGCTCCGGTGCGGCATTGTCGCTGGCGACGTCTGGGCCGATGGCCCATTTCGGCAGCGGAATGCCATGATCTTTAAAGCGCTGGATCTCGATGGCGCGCTGCGCCACCGTCTCACGCCAGTCCATGCCGCCCAATTCGGCGGCTTCGTCTTCCAGGGTGGACAGCGCCGCGTCCATACCCAATACCGCCCCTTGCCGTTCCTTGACCGGGTCGATGATGCCCTTGCCCGGCCCCATCCATTTGGCCCGGGTGTACTCGGCGCGAAATTCGTGAAACGGCGGCGCGCCGGCCGGCAGCGGCAGCATGCCCGCTTCCATCGCTTCCTCGGCAAAGCCGGCGACGATAGGCTGCGCAAAGCCGACCGCAAAGTCGTTGCGCCGGCGGGACAGCGTTTTCCAGGCTTCGAGCAGGGCACCGCGCGCGGACGAATAATTGACGTCGGACCAGTTGTTGCTGATCTGTTGTGCCGACAGACCCGTGGCCGAGGCCACGTTGCGCAGCATCGCCCCTTCAAAATCGCTGAAATTGGGATTGGGCCGCGCCGCCGTCACCGTCTTGACGCTTTCGCCCGGATACAGGATCGGCATGCGCGCACCGTTCAACTGGATGCGCTTGTCGTTGTGATACTCGGCCCGGCCAGTCTGATACTTGCCGACGTCCTCGTCATCGCCGAACGCGCCTTCGACCATCGCATGGTCATACGGCGACTCGATGTAGGCGGCAAAGATCGCATTGAGCAAGGACGCATCGAGCTCGGCGCCGTCGTAGGTCGCCAGCATTTTCAGGCGCGCCAGGACCGGCGTGAACATGCCGGCGCCGCCGCGGTGCTGGCCGGCCCGGTCATGCTCGTAGTCATGCACGATGATCGGGCGGCCCCAGCTCGTTTCGCGCTCGATGCGCTCCCACGTCATCGCCTTGGCGGCCGTAAAGTAGTCGCCCTGGTGCGCGCGGCGGATGTGGTACGCCACCGCCGCGCCAAAGTCGTCCACCTCAACGCCGCCGCGCAGAAGCGCGCTGTCGAACGCGAGCTGCGGATTGGACAGCCGGTCCGGATCGATCAGTTGCACGGCCGTCGCGTAACGGGCCCGGCCCGGCCCCATGCGCTGCGGCAGCCAGTGCAACATGCCCAGCGCGTCGCCGTCGACGAGCTTGTGGCGAAACGCCAGGCGCAGCATCTGCGGCAGCGTCAGGCTGCGCTGCGCATCGCAATAGCGCCCGGTATCCATCGCCCAGGCGCGGTAGCACGCTTCCAGCGCCTGGCTGTATTCATCGGCCCACACATGGTCGAAGCCCTTGATGCCGGTATGTGCCGCCAGCGCCAGGTAATCGGGTTTGAAGATCGGCCGGAAATTGGCGCCGATCGCATTGTCGAGCGTGCGCGTCACCGCCCCCGACGCCCAGCCGTCATTGCGCACCAGGTCGCGCACGCGGGCGACGATGGTATCGCGGTAGACATTCAGTTCGCCGTCGGGCGAGCCCAGGTACGGTGACCAGGACGCCATCCGGTCGCTGCTGCGGTCGGCCGCGTCGTAGGGCACGTTGCTGCTGCCATGGAGCATTGACGGGCGGCGCTGGGCCAGAGGCATGCCGCGCGCATCGAGAATCGTCACAGGATTGGTCATCAGAAGCGGAACCGGATGGCGCGGCGCGGCTGGGTCACGATGCCCAGTTGCGCCTGCAGGGTTTGAATGAGTGCAGACAGATCGGCCAGGTTGGCCTTGGTGTACGTCACCGCGCGCGCGCCATCGCCCTGGCTGAACGAAAAGCTTTCGCCCTTGGCCCCGGTCGACAGATCGAGGTAGGCTTGCTGCGCGTTGGCCAGCGCCTGACGCAGTGCAGACGTCTGCACACCGGCCAGCAAACTGCGGTTGGGGTTAAATGCCATGGTGGCTCCTTATTTGTACAACGATGCCAGCCTGCTTTTGGCAGGTTTACTGGCGCCGACAACACTGATCTGTACCGCCGGTGCCGGTGGTCGCACCGCCGGCGCCAGTGCCGCAATGACCTCGAGGGCGCGTTCGATCGGCGTTGGCGGCGTTGGCGGTGCCGCCTCGGCCGCGTCGTCCTGCGCATCCGGATCGGTTACCGGCGCCGGCAGGTCAAACATGTCGGCGATCGGCGGGTTGACCGCCGCTTCCAGCTTGGCCCACATGCGGTCGGTGTAACGGTGCAAGTCGAGCGTGTGCGAGGCAAACAGCGCGTACACGGTGCAATCGAGCACCTCGTTGCGCGGCTGCCGCTTGGCCCAGCGGTATTGCTCGCCGCTGGCGGTTTTTTGCAGCACCCGCACTTCGGCGGTCAACTGCTCGTAAAACTCTGGCGGCAATTGGTTCGAAAAATGAATGCAGCCAGGGCCGGGTAGCGTCACTTGCAGGCGCCCGAACAGCAAATCCTTGGCGGTGTCGCCGCCGACCATCCACAGCCGCACGCCGCGCGGCAAGACCTTCCCGCGATAGTTCACGTCCTGCAGGCTGCTGCGCCCCTTGACGGGCTGCCCCGGGCGGCTCTCCCCCTTCACCGCATAAATGCGGCGCCGCGCGCGCGTGCGGCAGAAGTTGTACGACTGGTGGGTGTAATGGCCACCGGTGTCGATCGCCACCGCCTCGATGCCCAGCGACTGGCCGCCGGCATGGGCGAAGCGCTGCTGTAAATACGGATCGAGCTTTTCTTCCCAGTCGCGCTCGTCGGCCGGATTGGCGTCGATCACGTGGTAATCGACGACCCACATTTCCTCGCCGCGGCCGATGGCCCAGACCACAATTTCAAAGCGGTTGCCCTGCACATCGACACCAGCGACCAACACCAGGCCGCCGAGCGGCACCGTGCGCAGGCGGTATTTCTCGGCCCGCTTGAGCAATTCGTCCGCTTCCGTTTTTTCCACCTCATCCTCCCAGGTCTCGCCCAGCGTGGTGTTGGTAAATGTTTTCAGCTCGCTGGTGTCACCGGCAGCGGCCTTGACGGCGGCGGCCAGAAATTCGCGCACGATCTGGGCCCAGGTCGCCTGCTTGCTGTACGCGGTCCAGATGTTAAACGCGATCGAGCGCGGCGCGGCGACCAGCTCGCCGGCGCTGTTGCGAAAGCGGCTGTCGGCATCGATCCAGGTGCCGTCGTCGGCGATCCAGCGCCCCAGCTGCCAGACGCCCAGGTATTCGGCCTGCGTGTACAGCACGCCGCAATGGGGGCAGGCATGCCCGACCGTGTCGGGATCGCGGTTGACCCACTTAAAGCCGTAGCGCTTGTCCTTGCCGCCCCATTGCAAGGGGTGCGGCTCATAGCATGACGGACACGGCACGTTGAACAGGAAGCGCAGCTCGCATTGCTGCTCGCGCGCCTCGATCCGGCTGAACCCTTTCAGTTTCGGCGTCGATCCCATGATCTGCTTGGGGAACGTCGCGCCCTCGGTGCGCTTCTTGGCCAGCTTGTCAGGACTGCCTTCCTTTTCTATGTCGAGGTCGAAGCCGTCAAGCTCGTCGAGGATCGCCACGTCCACCGAAATACGGCGGTAGCTTTTCGCGGCCTTGCCGCCGCGCATGTAGAGCATCGAGCCGAGGAACGATTTCGCCTTCAGGGTATTGCGCTTGTCGTGCACCGCGCTCATCGGGAACACGTCCCGCATCACCGCCACGTCGCGCAGCATGGTGTCGATTTCGGTCTTGACGAACTCGTCGCGGTCGTCGTCGGTCGGTTGCCAGATGGCCTGGTTGCGCCGCTTGTGGTGCGCGAAATACCCCATCGCCGCGACGATGATCTTGGTGTAGCCGACACGCGCTGATTTCTTGAATACGACTTCCTCGATGTCGTCGTTGCTGACGGCATCCATGATCGCCGTCTGGAACGGGTACGCCACCCAGCGCCCCTCGACATACGACGATTCGCCGCTCAGGTAAAAGTGCTTCGCCGCCCATTGCGACAGGCGCAGCGGCGGCGGCGACTCAAGGCGCTTGAGTCCCCTCATAATCGCCGCCTGGATCGTCGTCAGATTCATCGGTTTGCTCCATGTCCAGCTGCGCGCCGGCGGCGACGTTGCGCGCCTTGACGATTTCGGCGCTAATGATGTCAATATCCTCGGCCACCAGGCGGTCGGAGCGGCGCTTGATGTCGCCCGGGATCGCTTCCAGGATCGCCGCCACTTTCTGTCCCATCGTGGCCAGCGCCATTTCCAGCAGCGACACCGGCGCCAGTTCGCGGCGCGTCACGGCGTTCTGCAT